CGTGAAGATGGTCCTGCTATTGAGTATACCGATGGTGATGAGTCTTGGTACTTAAAAGGTGAGTATCTTACAGAGGAAGAACATAAAGCTAAGACTATCCCTACTGTAGAGATGACTATGGAGGAAATCTGTGAGGCCCTAGGTAAAAACGTAAAGGTAAAACGAAATGATTAAGTATGAAGTATTGGTAGATGTTGATGGTACTAAGCGGTGGTTCCTATACGATAAGCTTCATCGTGAAGATGGCCCTGCTATGGAGTGGGCTAGTGGTACTAAGGAATGGTACTTGAACGATAAGCTTCATCGTGAAGATGGCCCTGCTATGGAGTTTGCTAATGGTACTAAGTGGTGGTACTTAAACGATGAGCAACTTACAGAAGCAGAGCATAAAGCTAAGACTATCCCTACTGTAGAGATGACTATGGAAGAAATCTGTGAGGCCCTAGGTAAAAACGTAAAGGTAAAACAACGTGATTAAATATGAAGTAGGTGCTAAGAGTTTCGCTTACCTTACCCAATAGGTTTTCTAAGTGTTGGGGTCGTGGGTTAAATCTTGCGACTCCAATGTGTTACGTGGTGTTATAATGTAACAACAGGGGCAGAATGTTATAATGTAACAGTGGCGAATCATATATAGGTTGTGGGCGACTCGCTCTCTCTCTGTCAATGTTTTCTTTTGTAATACCAATGCTTTATGCCAATGTGTTGCACAAATGTCACACTAATGAGATGGTTTAATGTTAAACTACTTTAGAATCATCACGAATTGTTACAACATGCAATAAACCTACGTCAACCCCTTGACTTTATCGTGGGACCCTCCAGATCATACGAGGGTGATTCGTTGCGGCCCGTTAACACCATATATATCCAAAGGAAAGATTTACTTTTAGGTTTACCAGAAAAATAAAAATAAGCTACTCCCCCACAATGTTTCACGCCAATGTTTCACACCAATGATATAAGCCAATGTGTTGCAAAAATACAACAAACGACAAAATAATGACGTATTACCTAAACTTTCTTTCTTTAGATTTCAACCACTTAGAAATTAGTTACCATTCTACCTGTTACAAACTGTGATTTATGTCCCTATAGTATAGTAGAGAGAGAGATACTTAAGTATTAACTATAGTATTTCACTACTAATTATTAACTGGTAAGTAATTGAACTTAAGTTTTGAACATAAGTTATTTCTATTAGTTATTGATACAACTAGATCAACCAAGACGTATGTGTACAACTTAAGTTTACTGCTACAAGGTCTTGCCGATGATCTTAAAGTATTTATTGTATTGTCGTTATGTAGTGTAGAATCTGTTCTACCCACTTAAGTTACCTTTTTATTGTCGTTAAGCCCGTAGGGCGGGAACCATCATCATGGCTGAACAACTTAAATATAGTAAGCTCGTAGAGAAGCACATCTTGGAGTGTATTCAAGGTGGTATTCCTATTCGTCAGATGATTGCTTCTATGCAGCACCTACAGGAAGCACCTAAGTCTTTATCTACTATGTACAAGTATTATGGGTCGTTCATTGAGATGGAACGTGCTAAGATTAATGGTGCTGTAGGTAAGCGTGTAATAGACCAAGCATTGTATGGTGACGTACAGGATGGCATTACATGGAAGAGCCAAGAGTTATTCTTACGCTCTAAAGGTGGATGGTCCCCCCAGAATACAGTTAACGAAGTTGACCAAGAGACTGATCCCGAACTTGATGTCTCAGCAGCAGATCAGCTTATGAACCTTTTAGGATTTGATACTGATGAACCCGACCCAGAAGAGAATAACGGCTGATGCTCTTAGACAGCTACCACCAGCTAAGGTCAAACAGCTATTCACTCAGCTAGGACCAGCTAAGGTAGACGAGTTACAACATGATTGGTCGTTCTGGGGTAGAGACGCACAGTTTCCTCCTACTGACAATGAGTGGAATACATGGTTAATCAATGCTGGTCGTGGTTTCGGTAAGACACGTTGTGGTGCTGAGTGGGTACGACAACAAGTCAAGGATGGACATAAGCGTATAGCTTGTGTAGCATCTACTAACTCTGACATTGAACGTGTTATGGTTAAGGGTGAGAGTGGCTTCTTATCGGTATGCTGGAAGCATGATAAAGACAACAAAGGTAAGCATATGGGCTTTCCTGAGTGGTCACCTACCAAGCGGTCCTTAAGTTGGGCCAATGGTGCAAAAGTAGAATTTTACTCGGCTGAAGAGCCTGAGCGTTTACGTGGTCCACAGTTCTCCGCTTCATGGTGTGATGAGCTTGCTGCGTGGAACAAAGATATAGACACATGGCAGATGCTTCAATTCTGTCTACGTCTAGGTAAGCACCCTAGAGTGTGCGTTACAACAACCCCCAAACCTACCAAGTTAATGCGTGAGTTACTTAAGAACCCTAAGACTATTGTTACAAGTGGTTCTACGTTTGATAATGCTGCTAACCTAGCTGATACATACCTTGTTGCTGTTAAGGAGCAGTACGAGGGAACACGTATTGGTAGACAAGAACTTTACGCTGAAGTCCTAGAAGAAGCTGAAGGCGCTCTGTGGACTACGGCTATGTTAGATGATAATGCTATTAAGCATGAAGACTTGCCTGACTTAGCTCGTATTGTCGTTGCACTTGATCCTGCTGTTACCTCTAACGCTGAGAGTGACATGACAGGGATTGTCGTTGCAGGTATTGACATCAACGGTATTGCTTATGTCCTTGGTGACTACACTGATAGGCTATCCCCACAGGGTTGGGCCTCTAAAGCTATTCAACTATATAATTACTACCAAGCTGACCGTATCGTAGCCGAGGTCAATCAGGGTGGTGACATGGTTAAGACTACCATTCATGGTGAGGACGATAGTGTATCCTACAAGGCTGTAAGAGCCTCTCGTGGGAAGTTCGCTAGAGCCGAGCCAGTATCTGCATTATACGAGAGGGGACTTGTTAAGCACGTCTCTAATCCTCCTGATGGTGCATCACTGAATGAACTTGAGACACAGATGAGAACGTGGGAGCCATTAGGTCGAGTTGGCTCTCCTGACCGCCTTGACGCTATGGTGTGGGCAATTACAGACCTTTCCTTGAACGGCTACAGTAAACCCCAACTAACCCTCGCTTATTCTAGTGCTAAGGGCTTATCTAAGTAAAAGGCAATAGACAAATGGTTAAGAAGCTCTCAGAAGCAGCCGCTAAGGCTACGTTAGGCGTAGCTGGCGACAATACACACAACGGTCAAATCCGTGCTGATGAGTTTCTTCCTGAGTTACGTGGTAAGAAGGCCATCCGTAAGTATCGTGAGATGCGTGATAATGATGCTACCATTGGTGCTGTCATGTATTCCGTTGAGCAAATCCTACGTGATGTTAACCTACATGTAACTGCTGTTAACGATAGTGATGCCGCTAAGGCTGAAGCTGAGTTTGTTAAGAGTGTTCTTGACGACATGGATCATACCCTAGACGATCACATCTCAGAAGCACTGTCTTATTTGTCGTATGGCTTCGGTTGGTTTGAGGTTATCTACAAGCGTCGAGTTGGACCTACAGAGCGTTCTGATAAGAAGCACTCTAAGTACACTGATGGACGCTTAGGCGTTAAGAAGATTGCTGCCCGTGCGCCTTGGACTATTAGTAAGTTCGATGTCAACCAGAAGACTGGGGATGTCTTAGGTATTGAGCAAGAAGTAGGATTTATGAATGGTAAAAACTACATTCCTGCCAACAAGTCTATCTACTATAAAACCACTTCTCTTAACGGAGACCCAAGTGGTCGTTCTATTCTCCGTAACGCTTATACTTCTTATGAGTATCTTAACAATCTACAAGCTATCGAAGCTATTGCAGTTGAACGTGAACTCGCAGGTATTCCTGTTGCTCGTATTCCTGCTGAGTATCTTTCTGGTGACGCCTCTATCGCCCAGTCAGGTTTCGTCAACAACTTGCAGCAAATCCTACGGGACGTTAAGTTCAACGAGCAAGGGTACATTATCCTGCCTTCCGACACCTACCCAGATAAAGACGGTGCCCCTTCCAGCACAAGATTAGTTGACATCGAACTGATGGCTTCTAATGGTAAGCGTAACATCGACATTAACCCAATCGTTAGCCGTTACCAGCACGACATTGCTCGTTCTGTGCTTTCTGAGTTTCTTCTTCTTGGTACGTCAGGTGGTTCTTACGCCTTGTCCAAGTCGAAGACAGACCTGTTCCTCCGTGCGCTTGAGAGTTACATCCAAGCTATTGTAGATGTTCTTAACAAACAGTTGGTCGAACGTCTGTGGCAGTTGAACGGTCTGAATTATGACCTGATGCCAACTATTGAAGCTGGTGACGTTGCTCCACACGATCTTCGTGAGATTGCTTCGTTCCTTCGTAACCTTAATGGTGCAGGTATTGATGTGTCGTCTCACCCAGAGGTTATCAAAGACCTTATGGATATAGCTGACTTAGAGTATGACCAAGATGTAGGTAAACCTGACACAGTTGAGGAAGAAGCGTAATGCCAACTTTAGGTAATCGTGTATTTGACAATGGCCTAACAGTCCTTAACACAGAAGCAAATAAACTTTTGATTACATCACAAGAGGCATACACCTTTGCAGAGGCTAATAGCACTTATGCTCTAGGTAACACGACGACACTTTCTATCGCTGCCCCATCAGATAGGTCAGGTGGTGGACGGGAAGTAGTTGCAGCAGCTATCAGTGACGGTTCAGTTACAGGGAACGGTACACCAACACACTACGCTGTGGTAGACACTGTAAATAGCCGCCTTCTGGCAACAGGTTCTTTGACTACAAGCCAGTCGGTAGCCTCTGGAAACACTTTCTCACTAGGATCGTTTACTATTGGTATCCCTGATCCTGCATAATAAGGGTTATGGGTTATGACCAGCAGGATTTTACAAGAAGACAGTAGCTTAATACTCACACAAGCTAATGGTCCTATAGTTAATGAAAATTACATTGGTTCTGATGGATTTTCTACTGGTGTACCAGAAGTTGATACAACAACGATAGACCAAAGTAACTCTTTCGGTGCTAACGACATCCTAACGGGTAGACCTGATGTAGAAGATGCAACAGACCCTAACGTAATATATGAACAGGTGGTACAGCAGATGTTTGGTGGTTGGCCTAGACGATTATACGATCATACAGAGATTGCTATCTCTAGGGGTCATGCAGAGGGCTACAGACTTTTATATAAGTTTGGTTATAACCCAGATGTAAATGGTGCTGAAGAGACTGTCTGGGCAGAGGGTGGAAACTACCCTTGGTTAGATAATGCAGTAACAATGTTTGTTAGTAGCTCTAGTGCAAACGATACAAGTGGTGGAACAGGCGCTAACACTATCCTGATCCAAGGTCTTGATGAAGACTACAATGAGATTGAAGAGACTGTAGTTCTCAACGGTCAAACACAAGTCGCTACTCAACTCTCATACTTAAGAGTTTATAGGTCGTATGTTACACTGGCTGGCTCTGATGGTACATCGGGTGGTACAATATCTATTGCATCCTCTGGGGCTACTGGTGGTGTTCCTAATGGCACAGTGTACGCAAGCCTTGCTCTAGGTAACCAGACGCAGATTGCTGCATATACAGTACCTGCTGGTTACACTCTGTATGTAGATGAGATCAACTTCACTGCTGCGTTAAACATAGCTAACAAGAGAGTTAATGCCAGCTTTCACACTCGTAAGTTTGGTTCAAATGTGTTTACAACCAACTTTATTAACGTACTTCAAAGTAGCCAGCTTAAGCAGTTGTTCAAGTACCCTCAGCCCTTTGCAGAGAAGACTGATCTTGAGTGTAGGGTTTCTACTAACACAAGTAATAACCCAATCGCAGCCTCCTTTCAAGGCGTACTTATCAAAAATGACTAATAAGGTATCCCAATGAACATTCTTAAAGCCCAATACGCTAATGATGTCTTTACAACTGAAGCTGAAGCCATCTCTCGCAGTATGGACTTGGGGCTTGACGGTGTTACTCACGTATCTGACTACAATGGTCAAGCTGTGTTTATGCCAGCAGCAAGCCATGAGGCTTACCTAGCCTTCTATGAGCAGGGTGAGGCAGGGGATGAGCCACAAGAGCCTTCAGTGGACCGTATAGAGGCTCTCAGGGCTATTGTAGCTGAAGTGATAGGTAAGAAGATGACAAAGACAAACATTGAAGGTAAAA